TGCCAGTATTGCTGTTCCCCGTGTTGTCATGACCGGCTTCACTTCCGACAAAAGTGTTGCTTGCGCCTGTTGAAACGGTAGTACCAGCCTTGTAGCCAACTGCAGTATTGTCTTGACCAGAAGTGTTTGCATCAAGAGCGCCAGATCCAACAGCGGTATTTTGTGAGCCAGTGCAAAATTCAAGAGCTTCATAACCCACCCCAGTATTGTCATTGCTAGTAGCTACTGATTTAAGCGCTTGATAACCGACGGCAAGATTGCGCGCGCCTGTGGTGTTTTGCTCCAGTGCAGCTGTGCCAACGGCTGTGTTGACTGAGCCAGTAGTGTTGTTAGTTAAGGCTGCATAACCCACTGCCAAGTTGCTGCTAGCAGTTGTATTGGCATCAAGAGCAAGTGAACCAATAGCTGTGTTTTGAGCGCCAGTGGTGTTTGCACCTAGTGCTTCATGGCCAACAGCAACGTTGTTGTTAGCGGTTGTATTTGCATCAAGAGCATTTTGCCCAACTGCGACATTTTGGATGCCAGTTGTATTTGACGTCAAAGCATTTTTGGCTAGGCCGACGTTACCATTTCCAGTCGTGTTTGCTGTCAAAGCTCTATCGCCAACAGCAGTATTGCCTGATGCAGTGTTCGCTTCTAGTGCTTGATGACCAACTGCAGTGTTGTTGTTAGTAGTAGTGTTATTTTCTAGAGCATGGTAACCAACAGCGGTGTTTGAAGACCCACTTGTATTCGCTCCGAGAGCCTCAGCGCCTACAGCTACACTGCTCGTGCCTGAACTGTTTGCATCAAAAGCGTTAGCACCAACAACGGTGTTTGACGCAACGTTGCCCGCTCCACGTCCCACATCAACGCCGTTGACTTGTGCGTCTGACGGGATGCCCTGGACAAAAGCTTCAACCGTAATCTTTTTGTTCTTATCAGCCGCAGCAGCTTCGCTGACATCAACAATCGTCAGCAAGTCGCCCGTGGCCTGAGTGCCTGCAGACATTGCAGACAGCTCTGTAATTTTGCGGTCGGCCATGGCTTACGTTTTGATGACGTACATCATTGCTATGTTACGCGGTCTGGCCTCGCTGCCACCATCGTTGGCAACACTGACTGACGTTGAGACGCTGATTCCAGTAAAGGCATTGTTTGTGTTCTTACCTCTTTCTCCACAGTCGTTATCGCCTGCTTTCCACGGCCTATAACCCTCGTTATGAGCTTGCTGGTCGACATAAACATGGTTGTGACCAGGATCAGTAACGGTTGATGTTGCCGTTGCGGTGTGGTTGTGCTGCTTGTTCGCGTCTGACTGTGAAGTCGCGAAACTGCGACTGCTATCTACACCACGCCCATTGTCCCAGCCACGAACAAACTCGCCACGCAGATCTGGAAGGTTAAACGTGCTGCTGCCGTCGCCTGCGCCCCAGGTCGTGCCAATGACCGTAAACAAGTCTGCGTAAGTTGTCCTGCTGACTGCTGAGCCATCGCACTCCAAATAACCCGTTGGTGCAGTAGTCGTCGCAAACAGGTGAACCGTTCCACTCGGCACAGCCGTTGGCAAAGCGACAAAGCTTAAATTCCCGCTGCCGTCTGACTGCAGCACGTCATTGGCGTTGCCATCACTGCTAGGCAAGGTCAGCGTGATGTCGCTTGCTGCGTTGTCTGGAGCGCGAATTGCAACAAAGTTGCTGTTGCTGGTGTCCCGCAGCCTTAAAGCCTTGCGATCACGGATGGTGATGCCGTTGCTGTCGAAGTGAGCACGACGCGTTCCACCCGTTGCAATGTCCAGCGTGTCAGCTGCGCTGAAATAAATCCCGGTGTTGGTGTCGTCAGATCGCCGAATCGGCAAGCTGCTGACCGTTCCAGCAGGTACGCCGACATTGCCGGTAAACGTAGGGCTAGCTTTTGTGGCTAGTCCAAGATTGGTCTCACTGAGAGCGCCAATGGTTATGAAGGACGTATTGGTTCCATTCCTAATCTTCAACTCGTCATTCGTTTCATCTGCCCAGATCATCCGGGCAACAGAATTAGCAGCACTGGGCTCAGACGAACTCGCATTCAGGCTGTAAATCGCAGCCATGTTGGAGTTGATGTCCGATCGGACATTTGCTCCAGTGTCATTCTGGATCGGAGTGGATTTTGTCTCGTTTACAAAGGACATCAGCCAATCCCGTAGCCAGTG